GCTAAATTTATATCACCTGCAAAAGTTGCGTTACCACTTTGGTCTACTAAAAGTTTTTGTACAAAACTTGATGTGTATAAACGAAAGCCATCACCAGCCGCACCTATATACATACCACCTGCGTTACCACCAGATCTAAATAAACCTAATTGAGCAGAAGCATTAGTCATTGTAAATCTTGGATAATTACTAGCGTCATTGGTTATAAACGTACCAGAATTACCTGTGTTAAACGAAGAGCTTGTGCCAGATACAGTTACATCACCCACAAAAGTTGCATCACCATCACCTTGTAACTGTATCTTATTAACACCAGCTGCATTTCTTACAACTATTGCGTTTTCACCATCTGTTTGCGATAATATTCCATAGTCAGCTGTGCCATCTTTATCTACTTTTATACCCCAGTCACTTGCATCATTGGTTACTAAAATACCAGCATCACCAGTACGATTACCTGTGTAGTCAACTGTTAAACCAACACTAGTAATATCACCTGTAAAAGTTGTAGCTCCAAAACTATTAGAATTACCCGAAGCAGTAACACTTGTTGTAAATGTACCACCACCTGTAACAGATATACCTGCGCTTGTAGTTTCAAACTTTTTAGAGTTGTCGAAGTATAAATCTACTGAACCATTATTGTTAGCTTTTATGTAGGTTTCAGTTGCGGTTGAATTTCCAATAAGAACAAATGGACCATTAGTTCCTAATAATAAATATCCTGTACCAACGTCAACAACAGCACTATAACTATTAATAGAATCGTGATATATTTGAAGGTCTGAGCTAGCCCCTAGCCTTATTTTGTCATTATCTCCAAAATACATATCTACAGTTGATGATAAATAAGAAGGAGTAACTTCAAGCGGAGTTACATCTAAAGATGAGCTATTTGATAATCTAAATTTTATAGATTGTGATACTGTATTATGATCAATATACGCTGCCCCTCCACTTTTAAATCTTAAATTGTTTTCAGCAAATATTGAATTATTACCTCCAACATAAATAAATGAGCCTACATCCAATGCGGTTGTAATGTTTGCATTTGATGCACTAATATCACCTGCAAAAGTTGCATTATTTCCAGATATAGTTATTGGCGCATCTGTTAATGTGTTTGATGTACCAGAGCCTGACCAAAGTGTTACTTTTTGCCCTGTACCAGAGCCATCTAATACAGATGAATTATCTATTTTTTCCCATTGATCTGTTACTCCTTGCTCTACAAATACTGCCCAATCGCCTACCTTCCAATCTGTTATGCCATCTAAGTTAGTAGAACCATCTGTTGATACTATGTAGAAATGCCCTGTTGTACCTGAGCCACTTGTTAATGTTGGTGTGTTAGTACTTGCATCCCAAGTACCTTGAAAAATTAAACCTGCTGGTATTTCTTCTATTAAGTTTTTAACATAAGCTGTTGTAGCAACTTTATTGCTATCATCACTATTAGCTTGTGTTACAAAATATGTGTCGCCAGAAACTCTAGCTGTACCTGTTACATCTAATGTATAAGATGGACTGTTATTAGCAATACCAACTAAACCAGTGTCAGTAATACGCATTAATTCGGTACTGGCAAAGTTTTTAAATTTTATAGGATTAGCTGTCACTGCTGGTTTAAACGTGTCAGAGTGTAAATCGCCTGTTATAAGTGCATCACCAACTACGTGTAATGCTTCATCTGGACTAGCAACTCCAATACCTAATCTTGAATGACCATCACCAGACATTGTTATAGTAGGCGTGCCTGTAGTAGTAGCGCCATCATCTAAATAATAATTAATTTTAGCAAACTCTGGTTTTATAATACCATATATTTCATTTACTACCATTAAGTTTATTTGCCCTTGTAAAGCTAAATTGCCATCAACGTGTAATTTTTCAGTAGGCGATGTTGTACCTATTCCTATTTTAGAACTAGTTTCGTATAATATACTATTACCAAGAACAGTAGTATTAGTCCATTTAGTTAAATAATTTGTTGTACCAGAACCACTTAATGTTTGTATAGCAGTTATATCTACCCAATCAGTACCAGATGCTGTTGAACTTAATATTTGTCCTGACGTACCTGTAGCATTGTTAGAGTCATAAAAAGCACCTGTTAAACGCATATTACCAACAACGTGTAACATTTGTGTTGGCGATGATGTGTTTATACCTACTTTATAATTGGATGGGTCTTGACCACTTAGAACATCTATAAAAAAAAAGTTAGCTACTTCAAAATCTAAACTAGATATTTTAACACTAGAATTGACCCCTAGACCATCAGTAATGAATTTTTTAGTACCAGTAATACCTATGTTATCGGTAACTTTTAAGAGTCCGTCATAAGTGTCTTGTATTTTAGTTCCAAATAATGTAGCCATATCTAGTTTTTGCCTTGTCCTTTATATTTTTTTTTGTAATTCTTTGAACCTTTATGATTTGAAGATTTACACTTTGAATGAACCCCTTTTCTCTTTTTTTTTGGTCTATCTAATTTAATAAATTGAGACTGATTTCTTGCCATTATTTGTGCTTGTTATTGCCCATTATTTTTTCTAATCCACGACTTCCGAAATATGAACCTACAATTAATGAAAGTAAGCCTGTAATAGAGTCAAGTGAATAATCCAAATACCACCCAATTACATAACTTACAGAAAAAAACATTAATGTTATAGGTCGTACATTTTTAGACAAAAAAGTGCCAGATGCAGACATATCCGATGCCCATCTATTACTTATCTCTTTCATTTCAATCATTTCCATTTCTAGTAATTTCATTGCTTTTTCTTTATCTTCTATTGGCATTTTAACATCTTTATCGATAAGATTTTTGACTAATCCAAATACACCATTATTAGGCAATACATCACCCAAAGAATCTACAATACTAGACCCATTTTTTGATAAAAATTTACCTATTTTTGTGTCTTTAAATTTCTTTGCCATTATAATTTTTTTTGATAGTCCCACCTAGCTCTTGTGCCTCTAATATCGTAGTGTACGAAATTATCATATAAGCCTAAACCACCCTGTAAAATATCTCCATTTTCTATAAGTCTTTCTATTGTCTTATATACTTCTAAAGAAGATAATCCTTTGATAGATATATCTGCGGCTTTGCCTAATATGTGCTGTGATTTTTTTGATGAGCCTTTAATTGAATTATTATATTCCTCTGGTCGCCATCCAGAATTTATGTGTATAGGCTTTTTTAACTCATCTCTTAATACTTGTAATTGATTTGCAACTTTGACTATATTGTGATAAACATTTATAGGCATATCACAAACACCACAATCGCAGTTACAATCAAATTCTTCTTTAGTAAAATTTCTAGTCATTTTTTTCTTTTATTCATTAAATACCATTTTTGCAGCGTGTAAAAAATTGTGATGAGTAAAAGCACAATTTTTAATATTATGTCAATGTCTGTTAACGATAGTCCTAAACTACCCATATTTATATATAAAGTTTTATAGTCTTGTAGCATTTTTAATTTTGTGTTATTTTGTTAGATAATTCTAATATTGCTCTGTAATATGTATGATCACTAAGGTCGTCAGTTAAATAAGTAATACCAGCGTTAACACTAGTATATACATTAAAACCATCTGTACTTAAATCAATATAATTGTTTGGTCTTGTTCTCACTTGTTGTAAAACTTGTGACATCATTAAATTAACATCTAACTCGCCACCATCATCTGATACAAATCTAGTCACACATTCTATTCTTGTTATTGTCTCAAAATTGTATTGTGTTTGATTTTGGTCTACTTCATTATTAGATACAGAATATACACGTATAAATGGATAAGAAGCGTTATTAGGCACTCTATTGTAAATTTCAATAGTAGTGTTGTTTATAGTAACGTTGTTCGTTAATTTAGCTATTATAGCCTTTCTCACGTAATGTATTGCTTCTAACATTATCTAATTTTTTTTATTCTATTACTTAACCTATTTAATAATTTGTTGTATTCTATTCTTGCGCTACTAAATAAAAATGGTCTTGCTGGTAAATTAACTTCACGTAATCCTTTACCTTTAAACTGCATTGCATAACTTGGCGGAATGCCTAATGCTACCATATCGTCTATTTTAACCATACTACCAGTTCCAAATTCTATATAAGGCGCATAATCTTTATTTACTACAACAGAAACAGTTTTGCCTTGTATTTCTGCTGTTATTGAGTTTCTTAATCCACCTGTATCTACAGGCACAGTTCTTTTTGCTAGTCTTGAAATATCTAAAGCAGTTCGACCCAACTCACTTGATAAAACTTTTTTATCAAAATCTTTAAAAAAATTTAATTTTTTATTTAGTTGATTTAAATCACTTTGATTTATTTTTATACTAGCTCTCATTAATCAATTTTTGTAGCTTTAATTTCTACATAAAAATCTAATTTAGATTGATACATATTGTTAATTCTAAATTCATCTGTATTACCTTCTGCTATAAATATGTCACCTATAGTTATATCATCAGCAGTTTTTTTTCTCACCAATAATTCAACTTCAACATATCTTTCACGTTTACCAAACTCATCTTTTACTTCTCCAGTTGTTTCTTTAAAAGAACACCACAAACTTTTAACATCAGACAATGTAGAATTAAATCCACCAAAACCATCACTAGATTTAGTTAATCTCTTTATAGTTATTCTTTGATTTAGTTTACCAGCATTCATTATAAAAACATTGTTTTATATGAGTTTAAAATATTTTTTGTTGACGTTGGCACTTCATCAATAGAGCCTTTTGTATCGCTTACAAAATCAGCTCTGTTGTCATAATAAGTAGATATTAGCTGTAACATAGCTTGTTTTAACAAATCGTCAGATAATCCTGAAGTAGTATAATTAATTTTTACCTTACTAGCAGGACCAGCATCTAACTCTATAGTTTCATTATCTAAACCTAAAATTTCATAGGTAGCAGCTGTGTTATCTATAGTAATTGATTGAATACTAGCAACAGGTGCAAAAGGTAAATCAAATATACCTGAATTAGTTTCTGGTATGTAATACGATCTAGTTTTAGCTACTATATCTTTCGATATATAATTTTCACACCAAATTCTAGCTTGTACTATCATTCTTGATATAATACTATCATCAGCACTTGTGTCTATTCTTACATAGTCTTTAACATTAGATGTTGTTATAATTTCACTACCTGTTACAGAATTAATCTTTATTTGTCGCATCGCTTTTAGTTTCTATAGAATCTTTTTTTAATTCTTTTGTTACTTTTTTTGGTTTAGCTTCTTTCTTTTCAAATTTAGCTGCCCACCCCTTATTAATAAATATTGCTACTTTCTCAACAGGTACGTCTATTGAATCACCATTTTGATAAACTTTGCCTTTATGATTTAAAGACATTAATACATTTAGTTTCATAATATTATTTTTTGTAAAGATAAAAAAAAAGTGCCACAATAAATTTGTAGCACCTTTTCGACAATGAAAACAATAAAATTAAACAATTTTAGCAAAGTTATTAAAATTTTTTGAATATTTACCATTCTTAGATATTCTAAATGCAGACATTTTGCCATTGTTTTTAATTATATAAAATCCTTTTCTTATTTCTATCCATACAGCAAAATAATCAACTTCCTCAACTGTGTAACTAATATTAGAATATCTTAATGTAATATGTATGCCTTTAGGGTGTTCACCCTTTGCTGTAGATTTTATTTGTATTTTTTTTAGTTTGCCATTAGGAAGTTCAACAATACAGTCATAAGGCGATGAATCTAAAAGAGGCATTGATACACGCATATTGCATTCCATAGCCATTGTTGCAAATTTGTATTCTGCGTAACATCCACGAGTATTGTTATCCACACTCTAATATACAAAAAAACCAACTATCGATTAAAATAGCTGGCTTTTTCAGACTAACAAAAAACTATATATTTCTATTATTTAAAATAGCTAGAGTTAAAATTAAGAAAAATAATGCACCTAGAACATCATAATATAATAAAGCTTG